GACGGGTTTAAGATTAAGCCTGAGCGTAAAACGGATGATTTGAAGGCTTGGCAGAATGCGGATGTTGTTCGCACTGTGGCTACAGAGTCGTCTATCGAGATTTCTTTCCAGCTGATCGAGTCTAAGAAAGAGGTTATCGAACTGTTTTGGCAGTCGAAGGTTACTGCCGGATCCGATTCGGGTTCGTTTGATATTTCTCCTGGTGCCACGACGGGTGTGCACGCCCTGTTGATGGATATTATTGATGGCGATCAGGTTATTCGCTACTATTTCCCTGAGGTCGAGTTGATTGATCGTGACGAGATTAAGGGCAAGAATGGCGAGGTGTATGGGTATGGTGTGACGTTGAAGGCGTATCCTGCCCAGATTAATAAGAAGGGTGATGCGGTGTCTGGTCGGGGGTGGATGACGGCTTTAAAAGCTGATACTCCCCCGGTTCCTCCTTCTCCGAAGCCGGAGCCTCCTAAGCCGCCTAAGCCTGAGCCGGATCCTAATCCGCCGTCTAATAACTGATACACATAGTTTGAGGGATTGTTGATAGATGAGTGACACTGGTTTCACGTTGAAGATTGGTGACCGTAGCTGGGTGTTGGCGGATGCGGAGGAAACAGCGCAGGCTGTTCCTGCCCGCGTTTTTCGCCGTGCCGCCAGGATTGCCCAGTCTGGGGAGTCTGCTGATTTCGCCCAGGTTGAGGTGATGTTTTCCATGCTGGAGGCTGCCGCCCCAGAGGATGCTGTGGAGGCCTTGGAGGGGCTTCCTATGGTTCGTGTGGCCGAGATTTTCCGTGAGTGGATGGAATATAAGCCTGACGGTAAGGGTGCCTCGCTGGGGGAATAGTTTGGCTCCACGGCCTGATTGATGATTATCGTGGGGCCATCGAATACGATTTTCGCACCAAGTTTGGTGTTTCTGTTTATAGTGTTGGTGGCCCGCAGATGTGTTGGGGTGAGGCTGTCCGGCTGGCTGGCGTGTTGTGTACCGATGCGTCTAGCCAGTTGGCGGCCCACCTGAATGGTTGGCAGCGCCCGTTTGAGTGGTGCGAGTGGGCTGTGCTGGACATGTTGGATCATTACAGGTCTGCTAATAGTGAGGGGCAGCCGGAGCCTGTGGCGAGGCCGACGGATGAGCGTAGGGCCCGGTTTACGTCTGGGCAGGTGGACGATATTTTGGCGCGTGTTCGTGCCGGTGGCGGGGTGTCTCGCGAGATTAATATTATGGGGTGAATAGTGTATGTCTGGTGAGATTGCTTCCGCATATGTGTCGTTGTATACGAAGATGCCTGGCCTTAAAAGTGATGTTGGTAAACAGTTGTCGGGTGTTATGCCTGCTGAGGGTCAGCGTTCGGGTAGTCTTTTTGCTAAGGGCATGAAGTTGGCTCTTGGTGGTGCCGCAATGGTGGGCGCCATCAATGTTGCTAAGAAGGGCCTCAAGTCGATTTATGATGTGACTATTGGTGGCGGTATAGCTAGGGCGATGGCTATCGATGAGGCTCAGGCTAAACTGACTGGTTTGGGTCACACGTCGTCTGACACGTCTTCGATTATGAATTCGGCTATTGAGGCTGTGACTGGTACGTCGTATGCGTTGGGTGATGCGGCTTCGACGGCTGCGGCGTTATCTGCTTCGGGTGTGCAGTCTGGCGGGCAGATGACGGATGTGTTGAAGACTATCGCCGATGTGTCTTATATTTCGGGTAAGTCGTTTCAGGATACGGGCGCTATTTTTACGTCGGTTATGGCGCGCGGTAAGTTGCAGGGCGATGACATGTTGCAGCTTACGATGGCGGGTGTTCCTGTGCTGTCTCTGTTGGCTAGGCAGACTGGTAAAACGTCTGCTGAGGTGTCGCAGATGGTGTCGAAGGGGCAGATTGATTTTAACACGTTTGCGGCTGCGATGAAGCTTGGCATGGGTGGTGCTGCGCAGGCGTCTGGTAAGACGTTTGAGGGCGCTATGAAGAATGTTAAGAGCGCCCTGGGTTATTTGGGTGCTACGGCTATGGCCCCGTTTTTGAACGGCCTGCGGCAGATTTTTGTTGCGTTGAATCCGGTTATTAAGTCTATCACGGAGTCTGTGAAGCCTTTGTTTGCGTCGGTGGATCAGGGGATTCAGCGGATGATGCCGTCTATTTTGGCGTGGATTAACCGTATGCCGGCTATGATCACTCGAATGAATGCACAGATGCGCGCCAAGGCGGAGCAGTTGAAGGGCATTTTTGCTAGGCTGCATTTGCCTGTTCCTAAGGTGAATTTGGGTGCCATGTTTGCTGGCGGCACCGCAGTGTTCGGTATTGTTGCTGCGGGTGTTGGGAAGCTTGTTGCGGGGTTTGCCCCGTTGGCTGTGTCGTTGAAGAATCTGTTGCCGTCGTTTGGTGCTTTGAGGGGTGCCGCTGGGGGGCTTGGCGGCGTGTTTCGCGCCCTGGGTGGCCCTGTCGGTATTGTGATCGGCTTGTTTGCTGCCATGTTTGCTACGAACGCCCAGTTCCGTGCCGCTGTGATGCAGCTTGTGGGGGTTGTTGGCCGGGCTTTGGGGCAGATTATGGCCGCTGTGCAGCCACTGTTCGGTATTGTTGCTGGTTTGGTGGCACGGTTGGCGCCAGTGTTCGGCCAGATTATCGGTATGGTTGCTGGTTTGGCTGCCCGGCTGGTGCCTGTTATTGGTATGCTTATTGCCCGGCTGGTTCCTGTTATCACCCAGATTATTGGTATGGTAACCCAGGTTGCTGCCATGTTGTTGCCTATGCTGATGCCGGTTATTCAGGCTGTTGTTGCTGTGATACGGCAGGTTATTGGTGTGGTCATGCAGTTGATACCTGTTTTGATGCCGGTTGTGCAGCAGATTTTGGGTGCTGTCATGTCTGTTTTGCCGCCGATTGTTGGTTTGATACGGTCGTTGATACCGGTGATCATGTCGATTATGCGTGTGGTGGTGCAGGTTGTTGGCGCCGTGCTACAGGTGGTGGCCCGTATTATTCCGGTTATTATGCCGATTTATGTTTCGGTGATTGGATTCATTGCCAAGATTTATGCTGCGGTTATCGTTTTTGAGGCTAAGGTTATTGGCGCTATTCTTCGTACTATTACGTGGATTGTGAATCATTCAGTGTCTGGCGTGAGGTCTATGGGTACGGCCATCCAGAATGGCTGGAATCATATCAAATCGTTTACGTCTGCGTTTATGAACGGTTTTAAGTCGATCATTTCTGGCGGTGTTGCCGCGGTTGTGGGGTTTTTTACGCGGCTTGGTTTGTCGGTTGCCTCCCATGTGAGGTCTGGTTTTAACGCGGCTCGTGGCGCTGTTTCGGCTGCGATGAACGGGATTCGGAGTGTTGTGTCTTCGGTGGCGTCTGCTGTTGGCGGGTTTTTCAGTTCGATGGCGTCTCGTGTTCGGAATGGTGCTGTGCGCGGGTTTAATGGTGCCCGGAGTGCGGCATCTTCTGCTATGCATGCTATGGGGTCCGCTGTGTCTAGTGGTGTGCATGGTGTGCTGGGTTTTTTCCGGAATTTGCCTGGCAATATTAGGGGCGCCTTGGGTAGTATGGGCTCCCTGTTGGTGTCTGCTGGCCGTGATGTGGTGGCCGGTTTGGGTAACGGTATTAAGAATGCTTTGAGTGGCCTGCTGGATACGGTGCGTAATATGGGTTCTCAGGTTGCTAATGCTGCGAAGTCGGTGTTGGGTATTCATTCCCCGTCGAGGGTGTTTCGTGACGAGGTTGGCCGTCAGGTTGTTGCTGGTTTGGCTGAGGGTATTACTGGTAATGCTGGTTTGGCGTTGGATGCGATGTCGGGTGTGGCTGGTCGGCTGCCTGATGTGGTGGATGCCCGGTTTGGTGTGCGATCGTCTGTAGGCTCGTTTACCCCGTACGACCGGTATCAGCGTGCGAATGATAAGAGTGTTGTGGTGAATGTTAACGGGCCCACGTATGGTGATCCTAACGAGTTTGCGAAGCGGATTGAGCGTCAGCAGCGTGACGCTTTGAACGCTTTGGTTTACGTGTGATAGGGGGTGTGGTTCATGTTTCTTCCTGACCCGTCTGATCGTTCTGGTTTGACTGTTACCTGGTCTATGGATCCGCTGTTTGGCGATGAGCGTGTGCTTCATTTGACGGATTATACGGGTGCGTCTCCTGTCATGTTGTTGAATGATTCGTTGCGCGGTTTGGGTTTTCCTGAGGTGGAGCATTTTTCTCAAACTCATGTTGGGGTGCATGGCTCGGAGTGGCGCGGGTTTAATGTGAAGCCTCGCGAGGTGACGCTGCCGGTGTTGGTGTCGGGTGTTGGTGTGGATCCTGTGGGCGGGTTTCGTGACGGTTTTTTGAAAGCCTATGACGAGTTGTGGTCTGCTTTTCCTCCTGGCGAGGAGGGTGAACTGTCGGTGAAGACTCCTGCCGGTGTTGAGCGTGTGTTGAAGTGTCGGTTTGATTCGGCTGATGACACGTTTACGGTGGATCCGGTGAACAGGGGTTATGCGCGTTATCTGTTGCATTTGACGGCTTATGACCCGTTTTGGTATGGGGATGAGCAGAAGTTTCGTTTTAGTAACGCGAAGTTGCAGGATTGGTTGGGTGGCGGCCCTGTCGGCAAGGATGGCACGGCGTTTCCTG